GGTTATCTAAAGAAAGTTGTCCAGGTATTACTACAGAACCTTCTTTAAAAATGTGATTACCAAATTGTTCTATTTGATTTTGAAGAATTGACTGTAAGCTAGTTAATTCCCTGGATTGAACAGGATATCCTGGCTTAAATAATATTTTATAATAACTATCATCTACATTAAAATCATCAAAATAAGGAGATACATTTAGATTAGTTTCTTGTGGCATAATAATTAAAACTGTAGAATTACTTTAATATCTTCTTTTTGATTTTGGGATCTAGTAATAGCTGGTCTATTATCAACATAAATTATTCTTCCTGAATGTTTTTTGACTTCAGGGTTAGCTAGACCATTTATAAAAGATTGACCTAATCTGTATGTCCTATTATTTATTATAGTAGTTATACCGGGACTTTCTGTAGTTCCAAAGGCTACATCGATATTTAAATCTAAACTACCACCAGAAATTGTAAGGTTTCCTCCAGTTGATGGGGAAGAACTAAATTTTTCTAAATTAAATCCATAGATTGGATTATTTTGCTCTCCACCTGTATTAAACCCAACTAAAGACTTATCTTGCCAATACTTTAAAACTCCAGTATTTTTATCGTATGATACGACTCTGGCAACCGCAGTTAACCCTACTCCAATAGTTTGAGTAATATATGAGTCTGGTGTAAAGGAAGCAACTTGATAATCAGTTGGGTTAGTAATCCCAACTAATTTTATAGCAGATAATACACTAACTTTGTCTGAATTTAATAATTCAGATGAGCTAAATTTTTCTGGGTTTTCTACAATGCCGATTCTAGCTATTTCGTTCCCAGTTATAAAATCTGGATTATCTAAATCATTTTCAATTCTAGAATAAACAGAGACATAAAAAGCTCCCAGTTCATTATAAATATCGTAACCGTGCCCACCTTTTGGTGGTATTATTACATCAAATTCGGGGTTTACTAAGGGAATCGGAAGCCCCCCAGCTAGAATATCGACTCTACCATAAGTATAATCTTGTCCGCCAGAAGTAACAAAAATATTTTCGACTTCTGCATTATTATTAAAAGTAATGGTAGCTAATGCTCCACTACCATCTCCCTTTATTGGAACATCTCTAAATACTCTATTTCTTATTCCAGCTACATTTGTATAATTTCCCCTATTTTTAATGACACAAATTTTTATTTGTCCGCTTGTTTGAGCATTATTTCTAATCAGTGAAGATTGATCATCACTTCCCCAGTTAATTGGGGTTGGAACAAAATTTATACTATCAAACTTTATAATGTCAGTAGCATTTAATGTATAGATATATTTCCAAATATATCCATCTGCTCCAGTACCAACTGACCTAGGTTCTAGATCAGTAAAAGTTGGTTCAAACTGAGAAGGTCTTCCATTTGGATTATCGGGTGAAGACCCATTTTGTAAACAAATATAAACTTGATAATTACTATTTACAACGTAATAATTTGAAGAATATAGACTAGTAGCATTAGATGGTTTTGCTGTTTTGTCTCTACTTATATCATGTCTATACATGTCATAAGTAATTCCACTTTCCCATCGTATCTTTCTTATTGCCTGCCTAATATCGCTTGGATATATCTTTTTAAGGGCCAACATAGTGTCCCAATAATCCGACTCTTGTTCAAAACTATCTTTTGGAGCGGGGGGAGATATATTCCAATCTGAAAAATTTTCAGTTGGGTTTGGTAAACCAATAAAACTGTAATAATTTGTAGATGAAGCAGCAGAAACAAATTGCTTTGCTCTGGATACTCTTAAATTATCAGTTATAATAGCAGGCATTTTTTTAAATTTTATTAGTTATTTATATTAGATAATTTAGATATTTTAAAGGATTACTTCTTTGAATTATAGTAGATGTAGTAATCCCAGGCGCGTAAGCAAAGAAAGTAGAAATTCCCGATTTACTTATGTTATAAATTCTACCCCAACTATAATCACCATAATATCCTGTTTGAGATATACCAACAAATGAAGAATTTTCCTGTACTTTTACGGTAACTTCATTCACAAATGTTAGACCAATTCCAGCAATATTTCTTTGTTTAATTCTACTACTATGAACTTGATATACATTATCGAAGAAAGTTGTCCCTATTCCTATAGTTTGATTTGCAGTATTTAGTGAAATTATAGAATTTCCTATATTTGTATTATTTACATAAAAATAATATCCATTAGAAATTCTACTAGGACCAGTTATGGCACTTCCAACATTATTGATAGTGGAATTTCTTAAGAAAGAATTTTCAGGTACATATAAATCAAAGGTCAACGCATCAATAGAAGAAACTGTAGTCGTACCAACACCAACAATAGTGCCAAAATCACCCTCATATAGAACTTCCCTAGCAACTTCTATTATTTGTTTAGGTTGTTCCACAATAACAAATACTTCTGAAGTGTTTGTATAACCTGTTCCTGGATTTGTAATTGTAACTGAAGAAATACTTCCAGTTGAGTTTATGGTTGCAGACGCTCTTGCTGTTGTTCCAATCCCAATTGGGTTAGAAATTGAAATCTGAGGGACTGAATTATAACCAATCCCTGAATTTAATATCTGTATAGATTGTATTGTTCCTGCGACAGATACAGTAGCAGATAATACTGCAGCTACTTGAGTTTTCTGTGAAATAATCGAGATGTCATTAGTAACTGGAGATTCGTTTGCATTATCAAAGAAGGTTTTAACATTATCAACAAATATTTGATCTGAAGTGGTTCCAATTCCAGCTATAGCAAATGCTGTAGGATAGATTAAAGGTTCATAAATTACTCTATCTTTAGAAATTACTGTTGTCACGGTAGATCCAGATCCAGCAATAAATTTATCCACATTCTGTGGACACCATTTAACAGGTCTTATTTCATCAGTAATAGATATTCCCTGTTTATCGTAAAGATTAGTTTTGACTACATCCACTGATGTTATATCATTAACGGTTCTTGGATTTTGATCTTTAAACCTATCATTATTATCAAATAACTGTACGGTATCCCCTGGCTTTACTGTTTCAAGAACATCTACAAGCTTAGTGTCTACCCCTTCAGTCCCCGCATAAAATAAAATAGATGAATCTGAACCAGATCTAGGAGCCTCAGTAAAAGTTATAATACTACCGCCCTCAAAGGTATATGCTTCACCAGGAACTTGCAAAACATTATCTATAAAAATAAGCATTGAGTTTGCAACTTCTATATCAGAACCTATTTTAGACAAAACTGCTGTTTGTTCACCATTAAGCCTAAGAGGAAAACTTTTTCTCTGGCCGTTAAATAGTTCGTCTATAGGGTCAAATACAACTAACTGACCTATTGTTCTAATACTTGAATCATCATTGTAAATTTCGTTTACAAAAATTTTAAATGGAGTGAATGATGAAGTTATATGGGTTGGAATTCCAGTTTGACCCCCAAAAGGTATGGTTAGAATATCACCTTTTTTATATGAATATCCAAGCTTATTTAAATTAAAATCAATTATACTTGAACCCTGACCCACAATAATATCAACTGTTCCCTGTGTTCCTATACCCGAAGATTCAGAAGAATATATTAACGGTATATTAAAATAAGACAATGGTGGATCAAAATATACTTCTGGTGGGTTTGTTCTAGTGTATCCGCTTCCAGGATTACTTATATTAACAGAAGTAACTCTTCCACCAGAAATAGCTGCTGTTCCTATAATTTCAATGTTAAAATTTGAAACATCACTGTAACCGACACCAACACTGACAGTTTGAATACCTGTTCTGTAGCCAGACCCACTATATCCAATAGAAATAGATTGTATAGTTCCAGCAGTAGATACTATGGCAGTTCCACCAGCAGATATTAATGGCTGATATCCAAAACCTTCAGTACTTCCAACTGAGAATAAAATTCCTCCTCTAGGAAATTCAGATATATTGACATCATATTTTGGAAACACTGAATTACCTGTAAAACTAATAGAGGATATTCCAGCATTCTCAGTTAAAACATATGCACCATTTATAATATTTCCAGTTAATCTAGATGGGGGTTGAAAAACATCATTTATAGTTATTATTGCATTATCGGTAGATATTCCAGTGACATTACTGAAATTTTCTTTCAGAGTAAAAAATTCTTTGACTCCTGTGAATTCATTTGAGATATCATCAAAAATTAAATTAGTATCATATGGTCCTATCTCATTATTTTTTATTCCAGATCTAAAAAATACTCTTCCACTAAAAGTAGATCCATTCTTCAGTCCACTCTCTGTGTCAAAAATATTACCATATGGAGAATCTGTAAAGTATATAAAATTATCGACTATATTATAATTACCTTTTACCTTTATAATTGTAGAATTTGATGGATGTGATTCTGATTTGGTTCCTAAAACAGGCCTTTCAAGAAAAACATTATTTTCTGATCCTATCCCCACAGAACGAATTCTCATAAATTCATTATTAATTTTTATTAAATCCCCTCCTTTTAATAAACTTGAATCATTAACTAATACTGATAAATCAGATTCATTTATTGATTCAACTGTAAAAGATGTTACAGCAAGTGAAACTATAGGATCTTGAATAACATTATTAAGGGTTATTAGGGTATTTTTGTTTGGATTTTTTGATGATATTTTGTGTGGTCCTGTCCCATACCCGTTTAGATTTAAATATGCAGGGGTTTCTAATAAAGCATCTTCCTTTGTTGCCGCTACTCTTAAGGTTGAAAAATCTACTTTAATAGCATATAATGTTTCAGGTAAAATCGTAGTAGTAACTCCAGAAATAACGGTTGGAGAAATCGTTATAGGAGTATTTGACTCATCAAGAGTATAGTCATATATTAATTCCTCTCCAGTGACAAAATTATGGTTTGTAAATATAAAACTATCATTTGTTAAATCTACAAAATTTTCAGAATCTGCTATAAATTCTCTAGAAAATATAGGTAAATCATCTGACGTTAACTCAAAAACTGCAGCTCCTAGAAACTCTCCACTAATATACTCACCATAATTAGAAGAAAAAGATATATTGCTCATATTGTTAAAGTTTCTGACCTTCTAAATTTTGAAGTTAAAGTACTAAAAATTCTTACCTGATATGCTATATCTTGGTATGGAGTAAAGTAAATTTCTAGATCTCCAGTTGAAATAGAATATTCAACTTCAATCATCCCAATTTCATTGTTAGAATTTAATTTTCCAAATTCTACCGAATATACATCTTGATTTGAACTATTTAACATAGTTAAAATCTCAACATAATTTATATTATTTGCATTAGAAGTCTCTATCAGTATTTCATGTAACCCAGAGGTGTAATTATTAGTATAAGAATATATTAATGTTTTTTGTGGAGTTCCAGAAGTTGTTACTCCAACATAAGTAGATTGTAATCTATTTCCACTTAAAATTAATAAATCTGTAGATGTTGAAGATAAGTCGGACATTTCAATAGATAAAACATTTACATCAAATTCAGTAACTTCATTTGGGTGTAGACGAATATTAACATCTGAT